AACCGCGGTAGTTGTCCATTGCGGCGGCGTTCTTTGTTTGCATGTCGATAAGTTGGCGCTTTGCGCGGATTGCGTTCTCGCATTGCGTCAACTTTGCAAATGCCTTTTGCGCGCCATCAGCGGCGGCAGAAACCATTTCGGCCGTTGCTTCTGCGCTCGTTGCCTCTGCAATCATTGCCGCGATTTGTTCGCGTAGCTTGGCAACTTCAGCGGCCATAGCTTCCGGCGTTTCAAACGTTCCGGCCAATACGGCGTCAATCGACGCCAATACGTCATCCCATGATTTAGTTTGCATGGTGTTAGTTCTCCGATGGTTGGTTGAATGACTGCATAAGCAATAGGAGTTGCGCCCGCTTTGCCGACGTCGTATCGGTTATCGGTTCGCTTTCCTTATGCAGTTCGTATAGTGATTTGGACGCGTCTTTCAATTGATCGGCAAGTGAAAGAATCATCCCCCGAATGCGGGAATTAAGAACGCGGCCGGCCTTTTGTTTCATGTCCGCGAACGCGTGGGCATGTTCCTCTGCATTATCTACCAACGTAGATAACGCGGCTAGCTTGTCCTCAATCCGCATGCTTTTTACTGATTGCGTTTGCGTTAGCGAATTGGCCCCCAGCGTAACCGGTGACCATTCGTATATCTTCACTTCGTCTAGATTCTTCGTACCGTCGGCGTTCGGCGTCGTCATCACTTCGTCGTAGCCGAACGAATACTGATTGACCGAACCGAATTTGATATGCTCGTAAGCATCGCGGCCGGCTGTTGTTGCCAAGTTCAAAAGCCCTTTGGCAAGCAATCCGCCATTGTCCCGAATGCTGATCGGCAAACGAGCATCGCCCGCCGGGACCTCTTCGATAGATAGCGTTTTACCAATCGGTATCGTTAGGTCATGTTGCCAGACAACGGCCGGCAAAAACGAGGCGATGGATTTAGAGAACGCGCCGAATTGTACCCGGTCTCCGTAGCTATCGACGTTGTCGTAAACAGATACCCACGCTTCTATTTCGCCCTCAGTATCGGTTGCTTTCCATTGCGTGGGAAACGATTTGTATTTCATTGTTGAATCCTTGATTTACGCGTAGGGCGTTGAACGCATCGGCAGTTAATCGTTTCCGCCGGGTCCGTTCCAATACCGGGGCCTTTGGTTATTCCCGGGTTGTATTGCGTCCATGATTCGCCGACGTCGATAGATAGCCCGTCTAACTCTTCATGCGATTCGCGAACATCGTCGTCGCGTTGCGATAGCCAGACCATAGCGAACCGTTTGTTTTCGTCCGGCTCGCGTTTGTTGACCTGCCTAATAGATTCGTTCTGTACTACCGTCGATTGCGCCCGTACGGTTGTCCGTGCAATCGTTGCCGCGCGCGACGCTGTTATGCTTTCAAACTTGGCTGTAATCTTTGACGTAATCGCGTCCACGTCCCCGGCGTTGTCCTCTGCTATCTTGGCAACTTCCCGCTTTAGCGTCTCACAACTTTCTTTCATCATCTTGTTTGTTTCGAGCGATTGCGCGCCGATGATTTCGTCTATCGCGGATTGGACCGTTGCAAGATCGACGTTTGCGCTAGTGATCGTCATTTCGATAATCTGCCTAGCTAGCTTGTCACGTACCGCCTTAGTTGCGGTCATGTACCTGTTTACTAGCTCTTCCACCTTGATACCATCGGCCGGGTTACCGCGGCCGGAGCGCGCTTTCTTTTCCGCGCCTCGCTTGGCCGAATCCATCAACTCGACTACAAACGGCTCCGTTTCGGATACCGAACGTTTCAATATGCGTTCTTCGTCCTGCCACGATTTAACGGCGTAACCTTCGTCCCATTTGATACGGCCGCCTATCAAATCAAATTTCATTTCGGCCGGCGCGCCGCCTGCAACTTGGCTATCCGGTCCGGCATCGGCGGCAAATCCAAAACCAGTTGGAGGCGGAACAACTTCATACGCGTACTTGTCTCCATCTTCCACGGGTTCGAATCCCAAACGAGAACGCGTTTCATTCAAGGTAATTACGTTGGCGTTGAATTCTGCAATGACCGGATAGATAACCGAATCTACATCCGGTTGCAGGGCCTGTACTTGCGTCGTATCGAAAGCAAGTTGAATACCAGGGTATTCCTTGCCTAGTCCTGATTCTATTTGTTCTTCTATGGAGTTCCAAAACGGGACGCGCGTGAGCGTCGTGTATTCGGCATATGCCGTTTGAAGGTTTGAGTAGGTAGATACAGACAGGCCGGCAGATGATCCGATAACGGCCGGATGAATACGAAACGCCGCGCAAATAGCGGCCTCTAATTCGCGTATTGTTTCGGTCGCTTGAATTTGCTTTGCGTCCAATCCCATTTGGACGTAGGACATTCCATTAGCCAGTACCAACGGCTCCGTACGTTCACGTCCTTTTGCATCACGGCGCTTTTGTAGCTGTTGTTTCAACGACGCAACCGTACCCGACGGTACTTCGCCGGGCGCCGTCAAAATACCCGATGGCACCATGTTAGACGCAACCAGCGAATAAATAGACGATTGCAGTTCGTTGTAGGTTTGGATTTTATCCCAACAAACTTCGATCGGGCTCATTCCCATATCTAAGGCGAGCGGGTCGATATACAACGGGTGTCGAAGTTGGATTACGTCCGTTGCTAGCCAGTTTTGCGTCACGCCCTGCGAGCTGTATTGATAGCCAATTATCCAGCCGTTTTCGTCGCGTATTGGCGCAACGTGAGCGTCGCCGTACGGAAGAAAGCCCGTCATATTGCCCATTGGACCGCGAACGATCTTTATATAAGCGTTGCCAGACAATGACAGGAATTGCCAACATTGTGCCCAAAATTGCGCCTGTCCCATGTACGGGTTCGGGCGGCGGAACATGACCGATAGCGGATGATTTAGATTTACGGCGCCATCGTCATTTGCTACCCCCAATGGCGCCTCGTTCATCGTCGACGACAAAAGCCCGACGCAACCGGCTACAATCGGATTCGCTTTGTACCCGTTTTGCACATGCAATAGGTAGGTGCCGCGTTTTGGGTATGGAATCCGACCACCTACGGAGACACCGGCGGGCGAAAACATACGCTCTCTATTGGCCCGCCCAAATGCCGATTTGATACCGTCGAAAATGCCCATTTGATAGGGTTAGATGTCGATAACGTAGGATAGCGAAAGGTGGCCGGTAACCGCGTAAACAAGGGCATCTACCATATCATCATGCCCCCTGTTTCCACCGTCAAACGTAAGTAGTTGCTCGGTAAACTCTGCGGGTAAGTTATGCACGTGACGAATGAATCCGTGTTCGTATTTCCCTGCTATCGGAAGGAACCGTGTTAGCTTATCGCGGCCCTTCGGATTGACGCCGGAAACCGTCAACATTGTTTCGGCCCTTAGCTCTTGCACCATCGCGTCTTGATACGCTACGTTCTCCACACAAACCTTGATAGCGTTCCACCGTTCTGACGTTTCAATAATCTTGCGTTTGGTCTCTTGAAACGACCACTTGCCACAAACAACATCCACTACCCAAAACGTTTTGTCATGTTTGCCTACAACCACAATAGCCCGGTCGTCCGCATCGTTCTTCATACTGATAGCCAAGTCAACGCCGACCACGTATTGCGTCCCGTCCGGCGGCATTGCAGACAGTTGTAGCCAGTCTTTCCGCATGACGCGCCCAATGGCGTCAACAAATTCGCCCTCCAATTCCTGCCTCGCTACGTCGGACGCGTAGGATTCGTAAAGCGATTCGACGTACTCAGTTGGAAGGTAGATGTTGTCTTTGGTCCGGGCGGTGATAACGTCGTAGCCAAACGTTCGCGATCTGTATTTGCGGTCGATGCGATCGCGTACCCAGCCGCGCCCGGATAGCCCGTTGGCGCTCGTCGTTATCCACGCCTTTTGATACGGCGGCCGGCGGATACGGCCTAACATTACGTCCCATGCTTCGGCGGCCATATAATCCGCTTCGTCCATGTAAAACCAATTTAGGTTGGGCCCGCGCATCCGGTCCGGTTGATCGGCCGATCTCCAGAAGATGACCGAACCGTTTTTTAGCAACGTCGTGTTTTCTTGTTTGTTATGCTCACGTACCCACCCGCGGTAGAGTTCAAAGAACGTCCGTTGTGTTGCGTCTCTGAGCATTGGATACGTCGGGGCCAATACCGTACCGTACGACAACGCCGGTTGCCGGACGATTTCAACAACGCCCGCCAACGTCTTACCGGAACCGATACCGCCAACAAACGCCCTAATCCGCCGGTCCGATCTCCAAAACTTCTGTTGGGCCGGTAAGGGGTGCGGTATTGTTGTTGTCCTTACTGCCAATTATCACCTCAAACGTATCAAAGTTGGTCTCGTTCGTCATGCGGTCGGTTTGGTCTAGCTCTTGTTTGCCCAACCAAATGAGCATTGTCTTATCGCCCTTCATTGCGGATTTCCATTGGAGATTTCGCAGTTCGGCCCGGCGTTCGGCCCGTGCCAAATCCAACGTTTCCTGCAATCGGCGGTTTAACGTGTCAACCGAACATCCTACGATCCGGGCAATGTCGGTATCGGGATTGCCTGCAAAAGCCAGCTCATAGACCTTGTTTTGGTCAATCTCGATATACGGTCCTCGTGGCTTTCCAACTGTTTTTGGCGCATCTTCCGCATTTCGCGTATTCATTCGTCCCTCACAATACCCGTTTTTGCCGTCTCCCGTGCCCGTGGTTGCGTTTTTACGGGTCCCGGCGTGTCTTTCCCTGCCTTTGGCTCAAAAAGCGCCTCTAATGCAATTATACGGCCTTCGTCGATATTGATATTCGCGTAAAAGGGCAGTAGGTCAACATAGCGCCGAAAATGCCCGTCGGTTTGGTAGGCGTTTTCGCAGTTCTCTATGCCGTGGCGTATGGTTGTCCGGTGATGATCAAAGTAGCCTGATAGGAGTTGATAGGGCAATCCCCACCGGTTACGTAGCAAAAACCACGTGATCTGCTGTGCAAACAACAAATCGTGATCCCGTACCGAACGTTCCCGCATAGTGGCGCGGTTGATCCGGTGAACGTCTGCCATTGCGTCGATTAGTTCGTCGATCCGTGTCGATAGCGTCATGCGGTCGGAAGGTGCTATCCGAAACTCCAACCGTTTCGGGTGGGTATGAACACGAACCCGTCCGGCCATTGCTTGCGATGAATACACGTACTCCGTTAGCTTATCGGCCGGTTGGACCGAATCGGCGTACG